GGTTGCTGCCGGCGCTCCAGCGGTTGCCCTTGGACGGATCCAGAGAGTTAGATCCTGGACAGTGGATAGGCCTGCGGCCGTAAAGACGAGCTTGTTCCCATGGACATCCGTGATGGGGGACCAGTTTATCTTGTCGTTGGACCCCTCGATGGTGACCTTGGCCCCGCCAGGGAATGCGCCGATAAGCTGGATGGTGCGGCGGGTGCTGCCGATCATGGAGATTGGCGCTCCATCATCACCAGCGCCAAGCGGCCCCCAGGTGACAATATGGCCATAATCTCCGCGAGTGGTGATCTCGAGAAAGGCTGGCTCCAGGGTGGCCATTATGCCCCTGGTGCTAAACCGCCACCGGCCGCTTGACCGACCAGCCGAGTCAGGGCGTTGTCTCCGCTCATGTCGGCCTTCCCGAGGCTGGCCGCAGCGCCGGCCATGTCCTTCATGGTGGCGGCCTGCTGCGCGGCCTGCTGGGCCTGGGCGCGATCGCTCCTGATCTGGTCCACTTGTTCGTCTGAGTTGACGACCTCGGACGGGACGCTTAGAGTGTCGGCATAGACGTCAATAAGCTGGTCAGTATTAACCTTGTCGAGGATCTCCGGCTTCTGCGTTTGAAGGGCCATCTGACCCACGAAGGTGGCGAACCGCTCCAGGCCAGCCACGCCAACCAGCTTCTGAGCTTGCGCCATGACCGAAACATATTCCACCTTGAGGGAGAGGCCCTCAAGTTCCGGAGGAGGTTCGGGGATCTGTCCCTGCTTGAGCATGAAGTCGAAGGTGATATCGATGAGAGGATCCAGAAGATCCTGGTTGAGTTGTTCGAGGACCGGACCAAGCGCCAGAAGTTTTTCCTCATGCCGTTCGTCGACCTCCCGTGCAGTTATCTGCCGGCGGTCGCTCTGCGCGAGCATGAGGAACAGGTCTTCGAAGAACACTCTCTTGATCCGATTGCGGACCTGGTCCTGCTTCATCTCCAGTTCCTGGATCCGGGGATTGACTTCGTGGGCGGGGCGGAAGCCCTTCTGCCCTTCACGCTCATCGCTGTAGGTTATATCTCCGGGGAGCAATGAAGTGCGGACCGTCCTTAAAGCGTTCGGCGCGACCATCGGCGGGTTGACCATCTTCTCGATGGCCTGGGCACCGCGCTTCTCACCGAGCTGCAGCTGCCGGATGTCTCCAAGACCATCCATGCCTGGGCAGCTCGTGCCATAAACATCCTCGCCGCTGACTTCCCAGCGAGGGGCGAGGACAGGGAAATAATCGTAGCCGGATTCTCTGAGCAGCTTGTTCTGATCGTCGGACATATAATTAGACTGCTGGGTGCTGGATCCGCCGCGCTCGTAGTAGGCCGAGTAGTATCTCTTGTATTTCGCGAGCAGCATCTCCGGCCGGTAATCGGAATTGGGGATGATCGCATGGGCGATATCGATCCACGCTTCCTTCTGGCCAGTCTCCCAGAGCGCCTTGATGTGGCTCGAGATGTTAGTCCAGTCGATATCTCTGCTCTCTTCGTTGGCCCCGAATTTCTCCACCACCTGACGGACGGTCATGCGGAACTCGCGGTAGAACACGCGAACCCTAAGCTTAGAGTCATTGCCGATCATGTAGCTGCCGACCGGGAGGGTGTAACAGCGGATCACAGAATCGAGATCTTCCTCGATGAACATGGCCCCAGTCGCGAAGACGCCGAGATCTCCATAGAGCAGGGGCAAGGCGTTGTAGAGATTGGACTTGAGGAAGGCGGCCCGCATGAGATTGGTGACCTTGTCGAGCCATCCCTTGACTGAAGACAGTTCATTGAGCGCCGGATCTGATGTGGCGAGCCTGAACCATGGCCTGGCTGGAGAAGTGATCCCGCCCATCATCCCGGCCCGCAGCGTTCGAGCGGCAATCGTGGCTGTGGAGTCTACAATCTTCTGGCTTCTGCGGTCGCCCTTGTTCGCGTCAGAGAGGAAGAACCGAGTCCTGCGCGGAAGGATGAAGTCCGAGAGATCTCGCCAATGTGGAGTGAAGCTTGAGCGCTCGCTCTCCATCTGGGCACGGAGGCTTTCGAGCTGGCTACGCCGACTGTCTACAGCACCCCCGGCTACGCCCTCGTTGATCGGCATTGTTTATGCGCCCAATAGCGTCTTTTGAGCTGCCGGCGCTGTGCCAGTCGAACCAAGGCCCTGAGTCAGGATCGTGTCCTGCCGGGACTGCCCCGAGGTCGCGAGGGATAGCTGGCGCTTGCGGGCCTGCCGGCGGGAGGCTTCGGCTGCGGCCGTGGATTCCTGGTTGGATTGGCGATCCGATAGCTCCTGCCGCATCTTCTTCTGTTGCTCTTCCTGCTTATTGCGCTCGCCCTTAGCCGCCTGCTTGGCCTGGTTGGCCTCGACAGCCTGATATGCCGCTCCACCAACAGCGGCCGTGCTTGCGGCGATTACGGCAATCAGTGCTGCTGTTTCGAGACCCATTTTATGCCACCTTTTTCGCGTAGGTTTTGTCGCACAGCTCATATCCGTTGCGGAGCAGAAGAGGGCTCCAGTCGCGCAGCACGGTGACTGTGTGGTAGATCACATGGACGCCCTCTGCCGTCAGCTGGTCATCGCAGAACTTTATCATCCTGTCACCGAGCATCCCGCGACGATAGGCGGGGTCGATGAAAAGGACTTCCTCTTTCGCGACAATCGAGGTCATGTAGTGGGAGTGCCCGCAGACGGAAAAGATTGAATAGCCGGCCAGCTTACCGTCACTTCGTGCGGTGTAAATACGCAGGATGCCGGCCTTCTCGAGCGTGTGGTAGATCCCGAGATCCGGCATGAGCTTTAGGTCTTTGAAGTATGCGGTCTCGTTGAAGTTCTTGATGAGCAGCGGGACCAGTGAGTCGAGAAATTCTTGGGAGATTGGTTCGCGAGCGAATACGACCGTGGCCGGCTCGGGAGGGGCGATCACTGGACCATTATGCCCGCTATTCTAGCTCCTTGTCAACAGCGTCATAAACATTTTACGACTTTTCAGCGAGCGGATCCCATTCAGATTTGTGATTAGATTCGGTGTTTCCGGCCATCTGCTTGAACCTTTGAGTCGGCACATCTGGAGTCCAGAAGGTGAGCGAGAGCGCGTCGGCTTTGTCCGGGCTGTACTTGAGGCGCTTCTTGATCTGCTCCTTCTCCTCGAGTCTGAACTTGCCCTTGTCGAAGGTGTAGGTGGGTGCTGTCAGCTCGCGCAGGAGATCGGGCTCGTTGGGCAGTGAGCCGCCGGCGCGGATCCAGTCGCGCATCCGGAACCACATCTCCGATCTGAGGTTGAAGTAGCGCGGGTCCGTTGCCTTGCTCGAGAAGTTCACGGGCACCACCGGCAGGCCGGCGAGGTTCATTGAGTCGATCACCGAACCACCAAAGCCACCAGTGTCGTCAACAGGACACACTTCCCATTCCCATCTCTCGCGAGCCAGAGCCGCCCGTGAGGCGATCTCCGGCCCAGTGGCTCCACGCATTTCGGCAGGCTTGAAAGCCGCAAGGCCTTGTCGAGGGAACAGGACCGTGCGATCATCTCCAAAACGAGCGACATCAATACCAAGTCTTCTCTGCGCGTATTCATAGGCTGGCTCCATGAGGTGGCGGGCCATCGAGTCGCGCACCTCGTCCGGCGTCAGCAGGGCGTTGATCGAGCTGGGCGGGAACACTCCCAAGATGGTGGACTTAACCCACGGGTCGTCGCGGCCGAAGGTCTTGATCTGCTCGCGGGCCCAGTCCGCCGGCCCAGGTCCAAGTCGTTTGGAGTGGACCCATGCCTTGGGGTCGTCAGGATCTCCGCTGATCCGCAGCACCGTCCACTGGTGGGCCAGCTCCTGAGAGGCTGAGTGGAGCATCCCGGTCAGGCTGGTGGGGTTGCCGGCCTGCAGGATCTTGCCCCAGGTGCAGTTCGAGAGCGCCTGCTCGGCGGCCTTGAGGACCGACACGGGCACATCGCCGGACTCATCGATCATTGCCAGCACGAACTGAGAGTGGAGACCGGACAAGGTTCTGCCCTGCTCGTCCTCGTTCGCAGTCTTCGACCAGCTCCGGGCGGCGAGGAACCAAGTCTCGGGGTGATCCTTGGCGAAGATGCGCTCCTTCGTCCAGGTGAAGAGGTGCATGAGAAGCGGGCTCTGGCTCTGCCACTTGGACATCTCCGGCCAGAGGTTGTCCTTGAGGTTGTCGGCGGTGATCGAGACGGCCGCGCCCTTGGGATGCTCGATCTTGTTGCCTTGGCACAGCAGGAAGTGCCAGCCGCACCAGGCCAGCAGAGCCGACTTGCCGGGGCCGACGCAAGCCTGCATCGAAATGCGTTGCTTCAGCGGGTCAGCGTAAGCCTCGAGCGCGTCGATCTGCCACGGATCCGGCTCGACGTTGAACATCTCTCTGACGAACTGGAGAGGGTTGGAACGCCAGAACACGATCCGGTCAACGACCGGCTGAAGCTCTGGCGGGATGGTCACAGTGCGATCTTGTTCTCGAGCGCGACAAGATCCCGCAACGGCCTGCTGGTGTCGCCCAGCTTTCTCCAGAAGTTTACGCCGCCAGGTCTCATGTCCGGGATCATATATCCATGCCCGAGAATGACGGGAGGGAAAATCATGCGCTCAATATCGGCCAGGCGTTGCCGACTCAGCAGGTCGTCCCTCATGTCGGCTTCGGTTCACGGCTGGCCTGCAGGAGATCCGCCAGCGTCACGCGAGCTGAGATGTCGGCGTCGATCATGGCGGTGGGCTTGCCGTAGGCGCGATCGATCAGGTAGAGCGCGACCTGGGTCCGCTCAGAGATGTATGGCGTCCGGCTGGTCGTGGTCTCCTTGCCCTTTGAATCGACGCGCTTCTCAACAAACAGCTCGGTGCCCATGGCGACGCGCTTAAGAAAATCGAATCCAAACTTGTCGGCCCATTCCTTGCAGACCGTGGATCCGCTCTTGGATCCAGGCGGCCGGCCAGGCCCCCCCGGGTTCCCCTTCTCGAATGGTTTCCTTGGCATGGTTATGTAAGCGGTTTGGAAACGACCATATAGTCTATCATGTCCGCCACTATTCTGCCAGGGGTCTTTCGGCCATCGCCTGCCTCTGAGCCACATAACGCTTTTGACGAGCCGAGTACAGATTGCTCAATTTGGTGCTGATACACTTGTCGCAGACCGACTTACGACTGAGCCAGCAGTCATCGGGACGAAAGCAGGCCCATGAATCTCGACAGTGGACGCAGCAGTGTTTGTGCTTGACCCCGACGATCATTAGTAGAGAAGGCTCACTTCTTCGGCCTCTCTCCACCAGGGCTTGCGGCGGGTCATGGCCTCTCTACTCCAAGAGGGTTCTTGAAGAAGTATGATTCCGAGAACCTATCACCGTGACGATCCTGTATCATGGGGACCGTGATCTGTCCATCGGCATGGGAATGCCGCTTAAGCTGATCTATAGATTCGCCAGCCTCCTTAAGTTTTTGAACGAGATACTGAATCGCATCAGCCATCTTCTCGATCTTCTGTGAGTCAGTACGTTCGTGGAAATACAGTTCGCGGCATGGTGCTGTAGGTTCGTTTGGCTTCTGTGCTGGTAGTCCCATTCTATTTCGCCTCCTTGTGGCGGGGTGCCGGCTTCTTGTGCTTTACACGAAACGATTTCTCGGCGCGATTCCATGTTCCTTCCTCAGCCAGACAAATGCTGTCGAAGGCATTTCTTAGGCGCTCAACTGCGTTAGGCATGAGCCCGAGAATCATCATGGCATGGCGGACTTCTAAAACAGATTCCCGAGCCGCCACCAGTTGTCCGATAACCGTCATCTTCTTTTTGTGTTCAGTCGTATTTTTCTTCACGCTCCCTCCTCGGCCTTTGGCGATGGGGTGGAGTCTCGCCAGCCACCGCCAGCAAGAAATTCATTTATCTCCATCTGCTTCCCTATGTCCATAAAATGCGTATCAGCCAATGCCTGCACCTTCCCAA